GGTTCTGACGGACTATTAAACCTTTCATACCGAGAGGTACATACAGCAAAAATTGCTTACTTAGAAGAAAAAATTAAACAACTAGAAAAGAAATATGAAAACAATTGAACCAGTATCCATTTGGGACAATGGAACCGTACAAGAAGCGAAGATTCTTAATGCTTACGCTGTAAATGTCACACTTAGCTCATCAGCTACGTTCTACTATCAGCTATTTGCTGAGACTGCTGAACTAGCAGTTGGCACGCAGTTAGCGCAAGGCAACTTAACCATGACAGGCGAAGCCTATACTCAATGGGAAATGGATGACTACGCATGGGATTGGGTTGCACAGCAGTTGAACCTAACCATTACAGGTGACTATGTGCCGCCTGTGCCTCCTGCTCCAGAGCCTACACCAACTCCTGAGCCAACTCCAGAGCCTACACCAACTCCTGAACCTGAAACAGAAGGATAATGCCTTGGAATGATTTAGCTAACAATCAGACTATCTCTTTTACAAATCTAAAAGATAGTGTTGATACAGGTGTGTTTGCTCAAAAAACTACTGTGCCTGTAAGCAATGAACAGATTACTAAGTCTGAGGCAGATACTTACGTTTGGATTGATAATTCTTTTGGTCCTTATGCCTCTAAAACAAGTAATCAGTTGGTGGTTAAATCTAACTTGCAATGCGCTGTTCCTGTTACTAACACAACAAATTTGGAATGGTGGGGGATTGCTAACAATGAAACAACATCAAGTCCAATTCAATTAATTGTAGGACAAAACAATAATGCTGATGGTAGGATATTTAGATCTACTGATTATGGAGCTAATTATTCTTCTGTTCTCTTAATTAATGATTTTCTAAGAGGTATAAAATTTGCTCCAAATTTTCGACATGCTAGTTATTTAACAGTTACTCCTTTTGTAGCAGTTGGAGAAGGTGGTAGAATTGTAACAAATTCAGTTCAAGACGCCACTTCTTGGATTACAATTTCATCTCCTACTGTTCAAAATTTATTTGATTGTTCGTTTAATCTTCTTGGAAGGGGAGTAATTGTAGGATTAAATAGGATATTGAGAACAAATACAGATTATAGAATAAATGCTTGGTCTATTGTTAATTCGGTAGGTGCTGCATGGACAAGTGTAGCAAATGATGGCTATAATTTTGTTGCTGTTGGTTTAAATGATTCAGTAATTACTGCAGGGCCATTAGCAACTACTTGGACTGTGCGAAGTATGCCTCCATTGTCTCCTTTAGGTATAGATTTGTACGCGGTTACCTATCATACTGACGGATATTTTTATGCAGTTGGAAATGGCTCAGGAGCAGTAGGTGCATATATAATGAGGTCTTCTGACCAAGGCGTGAACTGGTCAGCATACGTCCCAACTGGATATGATTTGTTTACTTCTGTTCTATTCAGTATAGAATCTATAAACGGAAGATTGGTTATTGGAGGTATTAATTATCAATATCAAATAAGAGATAATGTAGTGACTAGATGTGGAGCAACTTCAGGTGGTGTAGAAATAATCTGGAATGATATTGTTAAAGATGCTGCTACATCAAGTGGATTTGACATGGCAGGAGAAGGACGTTTTGGTCCTTCAGGAGCATACAGCAATTTTTAATTCCTATATTGCACAGCAATTAAACTTAACACTTATATGAAAGTAAACTTAGCAGTTGCCGTTACAGACATTGAAGGCAACAAAATTCCTAATGAATCTGGAGAACCAATGCTTCTTAGCAAGCTAGTGGGTAACGCTCTATTCACCGCGGAGGACAAAGATGACCCGATTCGAGTTTATGAGTTGGCCAAGAAAATCTACTACTCCGATGGCGAGATTGAGATGACCAAAAGCGATGCCGACCTAATCAAGGAGAAGGTCAAGGCTAAAGGGTTTACTGTGCTTATTTTAGCACCGCTCTACGAGGCTTTGAGCGAAAAGTAATGGTAACGGTCAACGACCGCATCAGGGGGCTTAAAACAGCCCCTTTTTTTATTGCTTTAAAATGCCTTATTTTTGATAAACGAAATGCAATTACTAAAATGAATATACTGCAAAAGGATGAGATAGGCGTTCCATCGACCTTGGTGGCCATTTTCGCAAATGTTTTCCAAGCGATAGGCGTGGATTTTATCAACGTAGTATTCACGATGTCTATTTCTGTGCTGTCAATCGTGTACTTGGTTTACAAGATTAAAAACGAAAAGGCAATTTTTGACAAGAGAAAAGATGAAGAAGGGAAGTAGCTCGCAACTAAAGCCAACGTCTTTTGGTAAACGTAGAGAAGGCAAGGCTAAGAAGTCCTATTCTAAGGCATTAAATAAACCTAAAAAATACAGAGGTCAAGGCAGATGAAGTTTTTGAGTTGGTTAAAAGGGTTTTTAAGCGAAAACGGAGAAGCATCTAGCAAGCGTCTTGTAGGTGTGATAACTGCAATAACTTTGTCCTATACTCTTTTAAATAATCAAAACGAAGCATTAGTATTTTCTGTTGCTGCTCTTTCTGCTGCTGCCTTGGGAATTACTGCTGCCGAAAAGATATTTAGAAAATGAAAATCAGCACGCACCTAAATTTAGCAGAAGTTACACGTAGTGACGCAGCAAAAAGACACGGCATCGACAATACGCCAACGGCTGAGCATTTGGAGAACTTTAAGCTACTAGCCGAGAAGGTATTTGAGCCTATCCGATTGCATTTCAAGACACCTATATTTATCAGCTCAGGTTACAGGTCTAAAGCTTTAAATGATTTTATTAAAGGCAGTGCTAACTCTCAGCACTGCAAAGGAGAAGCCATTGACATCGATATGGATGGCAGCAACTCAGGGGTTACTAATAAGATGATATTTGACTTTATCGTGTCTCGCTTAGAGTGGGATCAAATTATCTGGGAGTTCGGGACAGATACTAACCCTGATTGGGTTCATGTTAGCTATTCTAAAGAGAAAAACAGAAAGCAGAAGCTTAGAGCAGTTCGCTCAGGTGGGAAGACCACTTACATAAACATTCCATAGATGGAACTAACTAAAATCGCACGAAATGTGCATTCTCTTTTGTTATCGAAAGAGGAAAACAGAATAGCTCTTTTATCTGACATACATTGGGATAATCCTAAGTGCGACAGAAAGATGCTAAAGTCTCACCTAGAGTATTGCAAGGAGAACGACATTCCAATCTTTATCAATGGAGACTTCTTCTGCCTTATGCAGGGAAAGTATGACCCAAGGAGAAATAAGAAAGACATTCTCCCTGAGCATAACAAGGCAAACTACATAGATGCAGTAATTGAGGATGCCGTTGAGTATTGGAGTCCTTATGCTCATCTGCTAACTGTTATCGGCTACGGAAACCACGAGACGGCTATTATTAAAAACCTAGAAACTGACCCGTTGCAAAGATTCGTTGACTTGTTGAACTACACGAATAAGACAAATGTGCAGACAGGAGGTTACGGAGGTTGGTTGGTATTAAGGTATTTATATTATGAGAGTACTATTCTAAGCAAGAATATAAAGTACTTTCACGGATCAGGTGGAGGCGGCATAGTTACAAAGGGAGCTATAAACCTTACTAGAGCATTGGAGATGTACGAGAACATGGATGTGTTTATTATGGGTCATATTCATGAGAATGCAAGCCGAAATGATGTTCGAGAGACAATGGAGTACAACACAGGCAAGCGAAGTTATGAATACCTGCACAAGCCGATTCACCTTGCCATCACTGGATCGTACAAAGAGGAATACCAAGACGGTGCCTTTGGTTGGCACGTGGAACGAGGTGCGCCTGTTAAACCAGTAGGGGGAAGGATTCTCATGCTACATGGTACAAGAGACAGGATAGATGGTAAGCAGAATTATGAATTATTGATTGACAGCTGTAAATTTCCGCTATGAAAGCTACACTTACATTTAACCTTCCTGAGGATGAGGATAAGTACTGCGATGCTGTAAATGCTTCTAAGATGCATTCTATTCTATGGGATGTGGACCAATGGCTTCGTGCTAAGATGAAGTACGAAGAACTTAGCGATGGTCAATATGATGCATTTAAGGAAACAAGAGACCACCTTCGTAGGTTATTAATTGAAGAGAATATAGACATAGACAAATAATGCCACTACCTAAGCCAAAACCGAAAGAGACTCAATCAGAGTTTATTTCAAGATGTATTTCTGATCCTATCATGGGTCGTGAGTTCCCTGATAGAGATCAGAGAGCTGCTGTATGTTATTATCAGTTTACCAATGGAGGACAAGGAAAGAATTAAGATAGCTACTCTATCATTTATGATAGGTGTTGTACTTGCGTTTATTGTGTTCCCTAAACCAAAGTATGAGGAGATCTATAAGTTTACTACGAAGGTAAAAACTGACACAATTTACTCTCGAACTATCGACACGGTTTATGTCCCTAAAAACAAGATAAAAACAGAGTTTCTTAGGGATACAATACTAATTGATTTTAAGCCACAAATTAGCCTGTTTGAGACTACTTTCCCTTTCGAGTATGGAAGTACTAAGGTAAGAGGAGAAGTCCTCGGAGAAGTGCTTAAAATGACCGCTACGAGCGACTACAATATCCCTGTGGTAACTAATACGATAACCAACACAGAAACTAGGACAATTATTCAGAAACCGAAAGGAATTTATCTAGGTGGAGTGGTTAGTTCCAAAATGGAACTTGGTGCTAAAGTTGCCTATTTGGACAACAAGTACTTGTTTGAATACCAATACCAGCCTTTCCAAAAGGTACATCAGATAGGCGTTTCTAAAAAGTTATTTTAAAAGTTAACAATTTCCGAATTATATAATCTCATCTCGCAACTCTTGTTGCAACTTCTTTACTAGCTCCTGCTTTTCTTTGACATCACGCCATCCGTGAGTTGGCTTAGGCTTAGAGTCTGAAATCTTTAACAGAACTAGGTAGCCAATCAGGTCATTAACCACATCCTCATCGTCTTTATCTAGTGATCCGTTCTTAATTCGCTTGAGCTTGTCATCTATGCGAACCAATAGTCCTTCTTTTGCAGACAAATGACTAAATACTCCTAAAGGTTCTAGTGCTGAGTTGCCATATTTCTGATTCTTTGCTATCAGCATTTCCTGAATCTCTCCAAGGACTTTGTAAACCTGTTCGTGAAAAGTCATAAGTGTAGTTCTATAAATTTAATCCACCAATAAGCTAGGGCCATAATTAAACTTATGAACCCTAGCCGCATGGAGACCTGTTTAATTTTATTTAAAGAATCTTTTAATGACACTTTCTTTCTGTTCCTTGTGGAGGTAGAGCTTCTGTCTGAGAATTTCAATAAGCTCTATAGCTATGTGATTATCAATAACAGCTATGTTTTCTCTGTAGTCAATAACGAGTTTTCCTGTTTCCTCATCGACATAGAAATCTAAGTCTTCGTATTTGTATTTAATCATCTGTAGTTGTGTGTTAGGTGTCTCTGTATTAGTTCTAGTTTTATTATATACCGAGGGTTCTGTAGCAGTTCTGCAAGCCTTGGCTCTACAGCACCACAGAAGTAATTGTAGAAGATGTCGCCTGCTTCAGGGTGATCTTCCATCTCCATGTCTGCCTTAATGCCGTTGCGTTCACAGAACACGCACGATCTAACAGCCCTCTTGATTTGGTCCTTTGAGTATTTCATCAATAACTGAGTTTAGGTAAGTAACGTAGATTGCTAGAATTAGTGCAAACATTCCGAATCCTACGCTTACAAGCCATAAAGCTACGCAGAATCCTATTGCTACGTTTAAGAATTTTAGAATTTTCCAAAGTATTGGTTTCATTTAGGTATGAATTTTATGGGTTCATCAGTTACATTTCCATTGTAATCTAGCAGTTTACCATCTTTTTCAAACCATACTTCAACGTGCTTGCTTCTATAATTTTGCACTAGGACCTTAATCTTATCCTGCACATCCTCTAGGGAGAGCCACTCCCCGTGACCAATATCCTGCCACGGGGTGTACTCATTGAATTTATTGATAAACCTACGTTTAAGCGTGTAATCAGAACGGCAGGCTGCTTTCCGTTTGGGCATACTCTTTTTTACTTACATGACCTGCTTCTTTCTTCTCAGCAACTACAGAAGGCTTGTTGTCTGACCAGAATACCTTTCCTGATCCTGTGTAGAACTTAGGCTTCTTAGCTTCTCTGTCCTCTTTGGACTGCGATACATAAGAGTTTACATTCTGACCCCATTCGTTTGCTGTGTCGTTCTGACTAATGGTGATTGATACACCTTTTAGACCTTTTGCCTTTACTGTGTTTAGTAAAGTTTCTAGTGTTTCCTGCTTGAGAAAAATCTCAGATAAATTTGCCATAATTGTTGTTTTTTAGTTTGTGAAGTAATAATAATTGTTTCATTTTAAAGATTCTAGGAATTGGTCATATTTTTTCATGAAGTCATCGAAGTTTTTAACTATCCAGTACTGACCTCCTGACTTTTCTATGTTCTCCTGATAGACTTTCTGATCTTGACTCTGCCTGTCCTTGCCTATCTTGACCTCTATTTTTACCGACCTTCCAAGGATTGTAGCTGAAATATCTGCTGATCCTTTGGTTGATGTTGACTTGCCCCAAGTCATAGATCCGATGGTCTTGGTTCTTCCAATTACATCGGTCACTTGCTTTCGGTTGTCGATTGGTCTACCCATTGTGTTGATACGCTCTGCTTGGTATCCACTTAGCTCTAGGAACTCCTTGACGCACTTGGTTAGTCCATTGGCTGTCTTATCCTCGTACTTCGGTGTTGATATAGCATACTTCGGCACATTGGGATAAGATTCTAGCATCGACTCTTGCTTGAGTTGTTTTAGAATGTCAAGTGGTTTCATATAGATAGTTGCTTATCAAGTTGATTGTACTGCTCGATTGCTTTAAATATCTGATAAACTACTTGGGGAACTATTGCGTTTCCACCGGCTTTTATTGATTCTTGTCTCCATTTAGAAAAGCTAATAGAGTCCAATCTGTCGGAAAGCCCATCATCTCCATCACAAATTGGGGGGACAGTTGGGAACATTTGGAAGTCTGCTCCTGGTAATTTATTGCGTCTTTTAATGAGTTTGTCATTGGGTTGTGACCTTCCCTCGGAGCGTTGCCTCTCCTCCCGGCATTCATGTCCGATACTGTCGGAGTCGGAAGCATTGTAGGCAATAAACCAAATTCTATCCCTTCTGTGCGGGGCGTTAACGGCACAAGCTGGAAGTAAAAACGGTGTGACTTCGTAGCCTTCAGCTTCCAGGTCAGCCTGCACTTCGTCGAATACCAACCCTCCATTCCAATTAGTAAGCCCGCGAACGTTTTCGCCCACAACCCAGGTCGGTTGAATCTCCCGAATTGTTCTAAGCATCTCAGGCCAGAGGTGTCTCTCATCCTCTTTTCCAAGTCTCTTTCCTGCGGATGAGTATGGTTGGCAAGGGAATCCGCCTGTAAGGATGTCAATTGTTCCTCTGTGAATAGAGAAATCTGTTTTTGTGATGTCATTGTAAGTAATTGCTTTTGGCCAGTAATATTTTAAAACTTTTTGTCCGAACTCATTCCATTCGCAATGGAAAACGTTTTCCCAACCCATCCATTCTGAGGCTAAATCAAAACCTCCAATTCCGCTAAATAATGATCCGTGTCTCATACTAAAAAGGCAAATCAAAAGCCTCTAAATGCAATACAGGATTCTTATAGTCAGTTCCAAACCTGCTTAGGTATTGAAATGCGAGTACCCTATTGTCTTCTCTCATCTTTAGCCAAATCCCTTGGGTGTAAGTCTTATCATAGTCTCCAGGTCTCTGCTCCATAAACTTATCCCAGAATACTTCAAATGGGATTTCCGTAATCTCGTCTAGTGCTTCAATCATTGCTTAAATCTTTAAATGTGATAGGATACTGAGATAGGTAAGGTAATACTGCTTCTAGCTTAGCAAACTTTATGTATGCACCATTGACATCTAAAGCCTTTATCTGATGTATCAGAATCTTTGGCTCTCCTTTTACTTGGTCAAATGAGTATCTCACAATCTCAAATGAACCTAATTGTTTTCCGTTAATTATCATTTTTTCAAGTGTTTATATATCGTTGTTCTACTTACATTCAGCATCTCGGCAAGCTCCGACCTGTTAAAGTCAGGTATGGCTTCCTGAATCTGCTGTATCTTTCTTTCAATCGACTCATTCTTTAATGAGCGAACCAACTCGTTTAGCTCTGAACTCTCAATCGAGTTAATCTTAATCTTTTTAGACATGGCAATGAAGTAATTACTCAACTTCTCTGCCTTTAGGAGACTATCCTTGCTTACCCAATCAAAACCACTAGAATTATTGTAAGCAGTAATCGAATTAATAATCAGAGCGAATCTAGGGATGTAAGCCTTCTGCTTACTCAACATACTCTTGACATACTCAGAAATATCATCTGAGTTCTGCATATCCGTAATGTTGTTAAATATCCGTTCCCATTCCTGCTCTGCTTCCGTATCAAATCGTATCACTCTAGGCTCAATCTCACCGAACTTATTGAACTGCAAGACTTCTTTTCTTATGAGGTTATAGAACTGCGACATATAAGCCTCGTACCAATCCAATACTTCCTGATCTATCGCATTCCTGTTATAATGCTCAATGTCCTTATCAGGATAGCAAACAAGCAATCTATCTAGGAATCCATTGTCCTTGTTCTCCAAGGTAGAAATCTGCGAGAATATCCCAGGCTGTATGCCTCCAAGAACAGGAATCAATGGCGATTGAATAAAGCTACTCTTTGCAGTCTTTCGAGTCATGATAGCCTCCTGATTCGACCAACATGACAGCCAAAACTCTAGGTCAGAGCCAGGCTTGTACTTGTTCATGTCCTTAATCCATCCGTTTAGCTCATCCTTAAATACTGCAATGCCTACTGCGTTCTCCTCATGTAAATCCGCCAATGCCTCCACAGTCACATCGTTCACAATAATCTGCTTTCTAACAGGCTCTTTGACTTCCTCCACATCTTTCTTATCCTTTGTAGAAAGCTTCTCATATTCCTTGTACTTCTTGTATTCGTTCTGATAGTGCTTAATCTCAAAACTATTCTTTTTAGCCAATGGGAATATGACCGCATTTATACTAGGGGTCTTACCTAGACCTGCCTTACCAATTAATCCTAGCCAAATGTTTACCGACTCTCTCCATCCTGTCTTGACCTGAACCTTGCAGCTGTTACCAATACATATAGAAATGTACCAAAGTAAGGAGCAACCCATATAGTCAATAGAATGATTCAATGTTTTCTGATTCAACAGAATATAATTCTGTAATGTCTCAGGGAACACTTCTAGCGGAAATATCAGCTCTTCCTTTGGAATCTCTATTCGCTCAATCTCTACCTTCTTGATCTTGCGTTCTCCATATCCTTCCTTGTACAACTCTCTAGCAGCCTCAGAGTAATTTCCACTAAAGAACTTCCATGCGTAGATAGCAAATGGGCTAAGAGGTGTCTCATGCGGGTAGATGGTTGCAGTAGTAAACAGATAGCACAGACCTGTGTCCTTGTAGATAAATCCGTGTAGTGCATCCTTGCTTTCTACTTTGCGTAGAACTATGCGATCAGATAGGTGCTTAATGGCACTAAATTCGCCTTGTAAGAGGTCCAATGCCTTGTTCCTATGGTTATAATCATCCCAAGGTGTTAGACCGCTGTAATCGGCCTCTTTTGGCCTCGTTTCATCTACCCTCTCCTCATAATGAAAATACTTACATAGATTCATCAACAGATCACGCTCTTCAGGGGTAATCTCCTGGACTTGCTCATAAGACAATTCACTTACCTGATTATCGTAGATGTAGATGTATCCACCTGAACCTCTAGTCTCAATCAAAGCCTGAGAATGTCCCTTGAGTGTAGCAAGCTTTCTGTTGCCTTCAACCTTAGAGCATCTGTAGATAATGTGATACCCTGAGTTAATAGTCTTGTAGATTACGAACTTCCTAGCAAAGTCATCTATGTAATCTGAAACGAATGCTATAAACTCATTCCAAAATTTCTTACCCTCTTGTACACTAGGGAATACTTTTAGGTCTATGTCTATACATTCAGTACCATAAAATCCTGTAATAATACCATAACCTTTAGTTTTAGACTCTAGCCTTTCTAACTCGGCTTTTTCTATCTTTTTGGTCTGGTATTCCTTCCATAAAATCAGCGGTTTTTTGCCTTCTGATATGGGCATGACGCTGAAGCCAGCGTTCAATAAATTAATTGCTCTTCCTAAAGTGACGTTCATTGCGTTTTACAAGTGTTTGTAGAAAATGGGCTATTTTTGGCAAAAAGTGTACACTAAGTTTACACTAAGTTTACACTAGAGTGTAAACCCCTAAAACCGCTTATACTCTCTAATTTGGCCGATTTTTGGCACTTTTTTGGCTTAGGTTTACAAGTTTACACTTTTTTTGTTAAAGTGTTTTTTTTTACCACCTGAAAATTTATTTTTTTTCATTTTTCCCAAAAAGTGTTCAAAGTGTTCACTTATTGCGATTGGAGCCAATGGAGGCCGATTTTGGTTTACACTTAGGTGTACACTTAGTGTACACTTGTGTACACCCCTGTTCTGATCTTGCGAACCCAGTATTGGACCTGTCCATAGGGTATGTCTAGCTTGTAAGAAATGTTAGCTATTTTGTATCCATCCTCCCATAATCGTTGCACTTCTCTAAGATTTTTTATGGTTATTCCTTGTCTCCTGCGGTAGGTAGTCAACTTAATAATCTCACAGATTTGGTGATGTGATAGTCCAGTGCGTTCTGTGATCTGCTTGTAGGGGTAATCGTTCTTGTACATTTCAATGACCTCATCTGCTAGTTTAAGATGCGCTCCGTTATTCTTAGCACGCTCGTTGGTCTTTAGATATTCCTTGTAGAGAAAGTTGTTTACTACATGGAATGATACTCCTAGAAACCTAGCAATGTTCTTGTTCTTTATTTTTAGCTTGTAAAGTCTGATGACTTCGTCTTTCTGTTCCTGTGTTAGTGATGTCATGTTAGTAGTTATAGTTGCAGTAGTCAAGGATATTTGTTAAAATGCGTTCTAATTCATTACCATTAATAGGTACTGAATCATATTCTACCTTATAGCTTACTATTTGGTCAAATCTCCTATTGTTTTTTACCACCATGGCCTCGATAAACCAGTAGCTATCGTAGAATCCAAATAGGTAAATATCATCCTTTAAATGCGTTACAATTATTTCTAGGCTACCTAGATGCTCTTCTTCTAATTCAATAAAGTTCATAGTTCTTCTTCTCTAGTGTTTACAAATTTCTTATTGTTTAAATCTTCTTCCTCCTTCATGGATATGAACATATCGCAGTACTCATATTCATAAGGCGTTTCAATAAAGTAAAACTGGTAGTAATTCGGAATAGCCGTATATCTGTAGCACTTGCTCCTGATGGGGCAATCTATGCCCTCGCACATGGTTATATCGCTCATGATAGTAGTTCTTTAACATAGTCCCTACACTCTTGAATCCTAGCCTTGGCTGTCTCAATTACCATAGGGTCATAGTCTATTTCAAATTCTTTTACTCTATAGCTGTTATCTACATGAGCGTAGCTTACAGGCTCCTCATGGGTCAGGTAGTCAGGGGTGTCCTGAAGCGTGTACACTAGCTTAGCCTTTCTAAGCCCTGTCAGGTGCATATATACCTGGAGCTGATAGTAGTAACCCATGTCAGGCTCCTGATCGAATAGAGGGAATGTAAAGCAGTCCCAGGAGGTCTTGAAGTCATAGACTATACCCTCATGCATACAGTCAGGTGTACCTGTGAAGAAATCATCCTCAAAGTGGTCTAGGTTCTTAATCATAAAGTCCTTATCCATAGCAACAGAATAGAACTCTATAGCCTGATCCTCTAGTGCCAATCCTTTCTGCAAATACTTAGAATTAATCTGCTTCTTGATTCCGTAAATCTGCTCTTTTACCCATTCCTCTAGGTAGCTCTTTGTAGTCTGGGATAAAGTCTCAGACTTAGACCTTGGGTTAGTCATTAACTTACCCAAGGCACTTGCTCTGCATTTAAAATTCATCCTAGTAGAAGTTTCTCGTTTTCAGCTGTCAGAATATACACAGCCTTAATCTGCTCAATAGTTACTTTTCCACTAGCTAGGGAATCCTTGGCTCCTTGCCACTTAGGATGCTTTGGACTAATCTCCTCCTTTTTTGCACCATGATCATTCGTACTATCAGGGTCTTTGGTATCGTCAATCAGGAATAGTCCGTTCAATGCATACTTTCGAGCGTATGAGCTGCTGCTTCCAAACGACTGCGCTATATCCATGCCCTTGCGATTGACATCAATCCCTGCTTGAGCTGTGACCGCTCTGCCTTCTGTTCTACCTTCTTTATCCACCTGAATAGCAGCAGTAGATTCGATAAATACTATTCCACCTACTTCTTTTACCTCATCCTCTATGGTCAAGGTACATTCGTACTTTAACAGCAGGGGCTTTAGAGCCTCTAGGATGTCCTCGCAAGATCGGTACTTGTACTTCCCGAATGCGTTAAACTGATTCTTTGGAGCCTTTAGCTCCGCCTGGATTGCAATTAGTTCTTTCATGTGTTTGTGTGTTTGTTTTAATTAAGTAAAGTTCTCCGATTAATTGATCTAATTTTTTTACTAGGTCGTCCATGTGATTAAGTAAATTAAATTAATAAGTATTAGAAGTGTCGATGCTATGAGAAAATCTATGACAAAGTATTTTTCACTATGCTTTTTCACTATACCTATGCCTAGAGCTATCAGGACTGATAGTATCATGAAACAGGCAACATAGACAAAGGTCATGGCTTGTGATGTCTTAGAGTAGCAGACTTTGCGTACCTGAGTCCGTACTTATCCCATAGAAGCTCGAAGGTAGTAGCAATGGCTATACGCTTCTCTAGGGTAATTTCCCCGTAGTGCTTGGTGATAAACTCATCTACCATCTTTTATCCAATTAGGGTCTACAAATACTACCCATTGATTGCCTATCTTCTTAGGTGCTTGCACCCACTCAGCAGGGAATTTACCAGACCTGATAATCTGGTGAACTCGAGTTGATTTTTCACTATAGCCCTTCAGTACACCGTACTCTTGAGCTGACATCATTTCATAAAACATTTCTTAACCTCCTGTTCTAACTGTTCAACAATAAATGGATCTAGCACAGAACAGATAGTCCTGTAGTGGTCTGAGAATTTCTCAGTCAGGTCATCGTAGATGTCCAAGGTCAGGGACTTTCCCCCACCGAAATAGAGTTCCAAGGATATGCCCTGGTTCTCGAAGGATTCCAGCTCGAGGGACAGCCCTGACTGGTCTAAGCAGTAATAATGGTCTTTTAACATGATTAAAGTGTTTAGTGATAAGCGAAATTACAAAAGTCTATATTCAATGCAAATAAATAATTAGTTTTTTTTTCCACTATGGTGATTTTTTTTTCCACTATGGGGGACAAGTCCAACATTTTATTTTCCACTAGGGTCTTATTTAGAATCATTCTGTTTTACACTATGGGTTTTGTTTTCCACTATGGGTCAAGCCGCCATGTTTTCCACTAGGCCATGTTTTCCACTATGGGCATGGGTACGAGGTCGCCATTGGGCGCGTTCGGGCGCGGCCTTGATATCTACGTCAATCCATAAACATAGAAAGCCTATAGGAGCTATTTTTAAGCCCGTAGCGGGACGATATTTTTATTTTGGTATCCTTACATAGGCAAAGTATTTAAAGGTCTTATAATGGCTTAAAATGGCTTAAAAAAAAAGCCCTATAATTTAGGGCCTTATTTTAGCTTGGAAATTTTGTATTTAATACTTGCCAAACGCAAGTAATAAATTGATTTGAGCTTCTGGAATAATTGGAATTAACGCAATTGTCTAAAATTGCCTTATAAACATTTGAATACTTTGGGCCGTATTGGTCAATCATTTGGTCCACAAATTTTGCCGCGGATTGGTAGGTTTTATTTTCCATATTTTTAGATATTATTTTTTAAACAAAATGTATCAAAGTACGCGTTTTCTTGCGCTTGAATGTATCTAGATAATTGCTCTAATTCCTTCAATTCTTTGTACTTATTTGAATTGCTGGAATAGGCGTAACCGTCGTAATATATTGGATCACCTTTTTTAATTTTTGCGCTTGTTTCTTTGCAAGTACTTGCAAATTTAGAAATCATAAATTTTCCCATTTTTTTTGAATTTAGTTAGTAAAAAAAGGGACCTAGTTAGGTCCCTATAATTAGTGAATTATTAGACCTACCTTCTTATTCTCGCTTATCCATTTTGTAGCGTTCAAATCATAAACGGACGCGT